CCGCCTCGCCGGCCATGATCAGCCTTCTTCTGGCGATGAACTTCCGGTTTGCCCGGATGGATTCCATCATCGCCTGTGCCCTGCGTGTCACCACCGAGGTCTTCTCGCCCATGTGCCTGGCTATGGTGCGGAACGAGCTTCCGGTCTCGTAGAACCGCAGCATGAATATCCTGTAATCCTCATAGGAGAAATGCCGCCTGAGGAACTTCTGTATGTCCCTTACCAGCCTGTCGCATCCGGTAAGCATCTCTTCCCGTTCCTCTGTCTCTTCCGTGCAGTCCGTCTCGCCCAGTCTTGCGAAATATTCGTCTCCGGGGCTGTCGTAACGGCTTTCATCCCTTGCGCCCGACTGCAGGATTCTCCGGTAGCATCCGAAGAAATAGGATTCCGGGTCCTCGATCCCGCCACTTGCGAACATGACCTGCTTCCTGACTGCCAGATAGGCGTCATGGAATGCGTCCTCGTCGATTTTTCCATAGATGGAGAGTCTCTCTTTCAGTCTTGCGTATGAACGGTTAAACCATCCGTTGAATTCTTTCACGTCTTTTGTTGCCATATCCTTTTTCCATTTATCTGTTAGACATCCGGCCCGTGGTGCGGGCACTCTTGTTTCTTTGAATGCCTTACAGCCGTTCTCCCTCCGGAAAAGTGTCAAGGCTCGGCAGGAAAAAATACCGGAGCGCAGAGCGCGAGGATGATTTTTTCCCCGCCGACCCGCAGGGCCCGGCCTTGCGCTCCGGTGGGGAACGGCTACCTTTGCTTCAAAGAAATAAGTGTGTCCTTTTCCGCTTCTTACCATCCGTAATTATCCCCTGGCGGTGAAAAAAGATGTCTGCCGGTGACACCTCTCGTCCGGTTTGCAGCCCGTCTTGATTTTTTTATTTTCTTCGCTTCCGGAACGCTTTTACGGACACCGGAAACCCTTTCCGGTATCATCTGTCCGCCGTTCCGGCTATAGTAAAAAACAAATGTCAAACTTAAAATTTAGGAATTATGGAAGTAGTGGTCATAGAGAAGGCAACTTTTGAGAGGATGCTTTCGGGGTTCGAGATTTTTGCGGAAAAGGTGGAACGCCTCTGCCGGGAACATGAGGACTTGGGAGAAAAGGAGTGGCTTGACAGCGATAACGTGTGCAGGCTGCTCTGCGTCAGCCCTAGAACCTTGCAGACGATGCGGGAGAACGGAACGCTGGCTTATACCAAAATAAGCCACAAGGTATATTACAGACCGGAGGATGTGAAGTCCATCTTTCCCGTGACGGAAATGAAACGGTGTATAACAGCCGGCAAGGAAAGAATATGCAATGTAAGCAACAAACAAACAAACCAACAAACTAACCAACCAACAAACAGATATCTGATTTATGAATGACAATGGCAATATCCGGCTGCTGACACCGGAAAACGACATACGCGTGAGAGCTTTCCTCTCGTCGCTGGAAGAACTATCGGAAAAGGTGGAGAAAATACGTGAAAACAACAAGCCGTCCCTGGACGGGGAACGTTATTACACTGACAAGGAACTGGCCGTCAGACTGAAGGTCAGCCGCAGGAGCCTTCAGGATTACCGAAACAACGGCATACTGCCCTATATTCAGATAGGCGGCAGGATCCTGTACAGGGCTTCCGACATTGAACGTACGTTAATGGACGGGTACAAGGAGGCGTACTGTCAGAATGGTAGAACCAGGTTGTAATATTACCCCGTATTATGGGTATCCGCCAAGTTCAACTCTTTATTTCTGAATCCGCATCATTTAGTGAACCTGTGGTGCGGATTGGTTTTGTAATGCAATACAGATACACCCTTTATTGGGTATATCGTAATACTATACCATTTTTAGGGTATATTTCTTGGCTATGCCAAATTATATTCATACTTTTACAGCCAAAACAATAGATAGTAATATGTTTGCAACCATTTCGGCAGATATAGTTTCATCCACTTCGTTATCCGTGGATGAAACTATCAGACTAAAGCAAAGGATAGAGGCACTGTTTGCTTTGCTCAAAACAAAATACCCGGATTTTTACGGTCGTCAAATCAAAGGCGATTATATCGAATGTGTAATGCAGAATGTATCCAATGTCTTTCGTATAGCTCTTGTAATCAAATCATGCATCAAGTCTTTCCCGATTACAGAAAACAGGAAAGCGAAGAGCTTTCAGACATATGGTATCAGGATGGCTATCGGTATTGGAAACATGCGTATAGTGGACACGGAACAGGGCATTTGGGATGGCGAGTCCATTTATATGTCGGGGCGTTCACTTGAGGGAATGAATGCCTTGAATAAAGGAACTTTGTCTGTATGTACAAGCAAAAGACAATTATCCTGCCCCTTACAGACGATCGCATTGCTGACCGATGCCATCATGAATGACATGACCCTGCGCCAAAGCGAGGTCATTTATTACAAACTGCTTGGATTGAAGGAAACGGATATAGCCCGAAATCTGGGAATATCACAATCCGGTGTAAACAAGGCTTCATCGGCTACAAAATGGTATTGCATAGAGGAAGCCTTGAAGTATTTTGAACAGATAAATTTTAACGAATATGAATAGCTGGCTGTTTTTAAGTTTGCTGTTGGGGCACGTCATAGCCGATTTCTACCTGCAAAATGACAAATACTGCTCACAGAAAGAGGAAAAGAAATTCAGAAGCTGCTTCCTGTATGTACATTCGCTTCTTGTAGCTGTAGTATCATGGGCTTTGGTTCCGGTCAGCGATTTCGGGTTTTATGCCTTGACCATTGCCCTGTCACATCTGGCCATTGACCTTGTCAAAGCCTATTGTCCCAAAGGATTGTGGAGTTTTGTCCTTGACCAGGCTGCACATCTGGCAATATTGGCTGCTGTGGCTACCGAGTTTGATATCACCACTGAATTGCCTGTACAATTTGTGGATTATACCGGGAACTTCTCCATGCCTTTATTCATACTGGCGGTACTGTTGTGCATCAAACCTGCCAATGTCCTGATCAAGCTGGTTTTGAAAAGGTACCAAATCGGAGAAACACTATCCTGTGAGAATATCAAAAATGCCGGAGCATTGATAGGAAACCTGGAACGTATTCTCACAATCATATTTGTAATAATAGGCAGGTATGAAGCAATCGGTTTTATCATAGCCGCAAAATCCATATTGAGGTTCAAGGATACGGATACAGCAAAAACCGAATATGTCCTTGCCGGAACATTTCTAAGTTTCGGAATCGCTTTGCTTTGCGGACTGATGGCAGCATAACGGGATGGAAGAGCTGCAAAAGAAATACGACACGCTTGTCAGGAAATATAATGCATTACTTGCCGAGAACGAAGAGTTGAAATCAATTCTTCTTCAACACGGCATTGCGTATTCTGCATCGGAAATCTCTGATAAGGAGCCGATTTTTTCTCCTGTAATATTTCCTTCTGTCAATTTCACGCCTGATGAGAAAATAGCATTGTTCAGCAGCTTTTTCAAGGGAAGAACGGATGTTTTTGCACGAAGATGGTTCAGCAGGACAACGGGAAAGGGAGGCTATCAACCGGTCTGTACCAATGAATGGCGAAGAGGAGTCTGCGACAAGAAACGATACAAGTGCCCGGATTGCCCGAATCGCAACCTTGCTCCTCTGACAAGCCGGGAAATCTACCGCCATCTGGAGGGAAAAGATGAATACGGGTGTGATGTTATAGGTTTATATGCTGTCACCCCTGACAATAAATGCTCTTTTCTTTGCGCTGATTTTGATGACAAGAATTGCACTCGCGGATATAAGGAAGATGTGCTGGCTTTCATTGCCGTTTGTAGGAATTGGGGAATTCCGTACAGTATCGAACGTTCACGCTCCGGTAACGGGGCGCATGTATGGATATTTTTCGAAGAACCGGTTGCTGCCGGTAAAGCCAGGAAATTAGGCAATGCCATCCTTACTGAGGCCATGAAGCGCAACGGACATATTACCTTCAATTCATACGACCGTTTCTTCCCCAATCAGGACAGAATGCCTGAAGGCGGATTCGGAAATCTGATAGCCCTTCCATTGCAAGGCAGGGCACGGAAAATGGGAAACAGTGTCTTTGTGGATGAAAACTTCCTTCAGTTCAAAAACCAATGGGCTTATTTATACAATGTAAAAAAGCTTAATGAGCATGACTTGGACATGTTATTGGCCCGGCACAGACAAGAAGATTTCGGTTCGTTGGCAACTTCTTCAGAAACAAAGCCTTGGGTGCTTCCTGTATCTCAGGATGTCACGCAGAAAGATTTTAACGGAAAACTGAAAATTAAAAAATCGGACAGACTATACATCCCCCTAAACTCCATATCCGAAAAGGTGGCCAATCATCTCAAGCGTATAGCCGCATTCAAAAATCCGGAATTTTACAGCAAACAAGCAATGCGCATCTCTACCTATAACATTCCGCGTATTATTTGCCGTGCAGACTTTACGGATGATTACCTCGCCCTGCCCCGCGGTTGTGAGGATGCCGTAACAACTATGCTGGAATCTCTTGGAGTTGCTTATGAAATGATTGATGAAACCAATCACGGCAAGCCTGTTGCCGTTGCATTCAAGGGCAAGGAACGTGACGAGCAACTTGATGCCATCAATTCCTTAATGCCATACACGAACGGGGTATTGGCGGCAACGACCGCTTTTGGGAAAACAGTAACAGCAGCTGCTCTGATTGCCCGAAAAAAGGTAAGCACACTCGTGCTGGTACATTCCAAAGCGCTGCTCCTGCAATGGCACGAACGCCTTACCGACTTTCTTGAGATAGAATTTGCCGAGCCTGCCACGTCAAGAAAACGTGGCAGGAAAAAAGTGTTTTCTCCCATAGGCTGCTTGGATTCAACCTCAAACACCTTGCACGGAGTCATTGACATCGCCCTTATGCAATCATGTTTTGAAAATGGCGAGGTAAGACCTTTTGTACGGGAATATGGGATGGTGATCGTGGATGAATGCCACCATGTTTCTTCCATAACGTTTGAGAATGTGCTCAGACATATTACGGCACATCATGTCTATGGACTTACTGCCACACCTATCCGCAAGGACGGACTGCAACCCATTATCTTCATGCAGTGCGGACCAATCCGCTTTTCGGCAGATGCCAAGACCCAGATACAGAAGCAGTCATTCCTGCGTTATCTTGTTCCAAGATTCACATCCTATCGCTCTGTAACTGAAAACAGGCAGTCGTTCGCCTTATTGTCACAATCGCTTGCAGAGTCTGAATTACGGAATACGCTCATCGTGGAGGATGTGTTAAATGCAGTAACGGCAGGCAGGACACCGATTATCCTGACCGGCAGGACATCGCATGTAAAGCTGCTTTCCGAAATGTTAAAACCGCATATCTCACATGTCATCCAACTGACGGGAGAAGGAACAGCCAAAAGCAAGCGTGAAATCCTGCAAGGATTGTATGACATTCCGCAAAATTCCCCTCTTGTAATAGTCGCTACCGGAAAATATGTAGGAGAAGGATTTGACTATCCCCGGCTTGATACGCTCTTTTTAGCCCTCCCCATATCATGGAAAGGGTTGGTTGCCCAGTATGCAGGCCGTCTGCACCGGGAGAACGAAGGAAAAGCCGATGTCCGTATCTATGATTATATCGATATACACGAACCTGTCTGTGAGAGCATGTATCGCAAGAGGCTCAAAGGCTATTCCGCCATCGGCTATCGGGTACTTTCCAAGGATTGTCAGACATTGTTTGATGCAACCGAAGGTTTACAGTCGTCTCCGCATGAAGAACAGATATTCAACGGCATAACATTCTGTCAGCCGTTTATAAAAGAATTAAAAGCCTCAAGACAATCCATTATGATATCTTCCCCTAAGCTCTATCATATGGAACGAAATAAATTTGTCAATATCTTGAAAGAACTCCAAAGAGACGGTATTGAAGTGGCCATTCTTACATTGACAGGAAACGGGCAGTCGGATTATCTCAGAAGACAGGGGCTGTTCGTAAAGATTGTACCTGAATTATCATTATGTTCATGTATTATGGACAAATCCTCCGTCTGGTATGGCAGTATCAATATCCTTGGCTATCCGACGGAAGAAGACAATATTATAAGAATTAAAGATATAAGACTTGCGGAAGAATTTTTGGATGTCATTTACAATAATGGCAATGGCAAGTAATACAAAAATGAAATCACAATGCAGCAGATATAAGGAGGACACCGGCTAAATGTATGTTGTCAAATCACTTGTGATACCTTATATCTCAGAATTTTTTCTCTAAAAACAGCGAATGAAGGCAGAAGCAGTTCAGCCGGACAAGGAGGGCGGATATTGGCAGGTCGAAAAAAAGGATTGATTTTTTGGAGGGAGCGCAGTTTGCCGCCTGCCTTTTTTCTTCTCTTTCAAAAAAACGCCCTCCTATACACTCCTATAGAAAATCAGAACAGCATACGGACCGGTAGTTTCCTACTGTCTGTATGCTGTTTCTTTTTTTGTTGTATCGACTTTTCCGTCGGTCGCTTGTTTCCGCTGCCGTCAGCCTTCCTTGTACAGACGTGAAAGGGGAAAGGTTTTCGGGCTGAATACGCTTTGCCTGCAAAGGAAGATTCTGCCCGAAACGGCACGGCCGCCCGACCTTTTCACTTTCAATGAAGTCTGTACTAACTTCATGGACGGCGAGGAAGCAGGCGGCTGCGAAATGGTTATTGGCTGTCAGAGCCGGAATGTGTGCGGCTCCGGCTTCTCTTTTCCATCAGTCTGTCCATTTCCCTTGAGATTTTTTCTTCCGTTATCCTGGCATACCCTTGTGTGGTAGAAATATTGGAGTGTCCCATCATCTTGGCTATGCTCTCGATGGATACGCTCTCTGAAATGAGCAGGACCCCGAACCCGTGCCGGGCCTGATGGTACGAAAGGTCATCGTGCCTGCCCAGGATCACGCCGATTTCCCGTATCTCATGCCAGATGGAATCCCGGCTCGGCAACGGGAATACGGGACTGTGCATGTCGGTGGTATTGTACAGGGACAGTATCTGTTCGGCTATCGGGTGCAGGGGGATGAACGCTTCCACTCCGGTCTTCTTCCGGTTGATGCGGATGAACCGCCTTCCCTCCGCCGTCGTTCCGATATGGCACGGATGGAGCTGCTTGATGTCGGCATAGGCAAGTCCGGTGAAATAGGAGAAGATGAATGCACGCCTGCCCAGTTCCGCCCGTCCTTCATTCAGGGGCATGGCCAGTATCCTTTTCATCTCTTCACGGGTGACATACTTGTGCTTGGGTGCGGTTTTCTTTTCATATTCGACATTCTCCACCGGATTGGTGCGCAGGACCTCGTTGTCCACGGCAAAATACAAGAGGCGGTTCAGCCAGCAGAGGCAGCGGTTGGTCTGCGAGGTACTGAAATTCTTGTTCCTGATAAGGAATGCCTTGTAATTCTTGCCGAAGTCTTCCGTTATTTCTTCAAAGGCGATGTCCTTCTTTCCCAGTGAAACAAGGTAGTCTGTCAGGTACTTCTGGAAATACTGGGATTGCCGGTAGGTGGAGGTGGAATTGATCTCCCTGCTACGTATCCTGAGACGTTCACGCTCTATCTCGCCCATCCGGAGCAGGTGTGTCGGAACGACGAACTGCCTTGTCACCCGGTTCTTGATAATCTCCGCACTGATGACACCCTGTGTCCTCAGAATTTCCTCGTAAGTCTGTTCGATGTACTTCCGGTACTCCTGCAGCCTGGCATTTTCCCTTACCGTGCGTATGGTCCCGGTTTTGGCGTTCCAGTCTTCCGGCTTGCAGCATATCCCGGTGGTGATGGCGGTGTTCCTGCCGTCTATGGTGATGCGGCACATGACCGCCGTGGTTCCGTCAGCCTTTATCTTGCCGCGGTTGATATAGAACAGTATGGAAAAGGTACTTCTCATGATTCTCATTGTTTATGGATTATAGAACAAGTTTCAAATCTCCGGTAGCCTCGATAAGCCTGTCCATGTCCTCGAAGAACTTTTTCGGGGTGACGCGGGCATAGACCTGGGTCGTCTGTATGTTGCTATGCCCCAGCATACTGCTGATGGTCTCTATCGGAACGCCCGCTTCAAGGGTGACGAGCGAGGCGAACGAGTGGCGTCCGACATGGTAGCACAGGTTCTCCTTTATCCCTGCCAGTACGGCCAGCGCCTTCATGTGGTTTCTCATGCTCGGATAGTGGATCATCGGGAACAGCGTGTCCCTGCTGTCATCATGATATTTCTCTATCAGGGCGACGGCTTCCGGCAGCAGCTTCACGCTTGCGCGGAGCTCGTTCTTTTTACGGCGGTATTTCAGCCATAGCTTGCCGTCCTCGCCGGTGTACAGGTTTTCCCGGGTGACGGTCACGGCATCGCTGTAGGCGACCCCGGTATAGCAGGCGAAGAGGAACAGGTCCCTTGCCAGACGGTGGGTCGTGCGGTGCGGGGCTATCTCCACGTCACGGATTTTCTCGAAGCTTTCACGGCACAGTGCCTTGGGAGTCTTGACGGTCTGTTTCGGGAGGACGTAGTGCTGGAACATGAACCGCTCGGAGTGTCCTTCCTGATAAGCCCTTTTGCACGTTTTCTTGAGAATTGCCAGGTAATGCCGTACAGTGTCCACGGCATACCCTTTCTCGTCAAGGATGAAATTCTCATAGTCGTGGATGAACTGTTCCGTAAGCTGCCCGAAGGCCAGGTCTTTCGTCTTGAATTTGGTTTCAATGAACTCGCGCATGGTACGGCAGGTAAAGTCGTATGCCGGATAGGTACCTTTTGCCCGGTCTATCCCGATACGGCTCTTCACCTCATCCCTGAGAGCATCCAGCATTTTCATCAGGGTCATCTGCGTCTTCATGCTGCCCTGGAAGGCATCCTTGACGGAAGCTGCGTCAAATTCCCCCTTGCGTTCCAGAAGGGAATCGAAGGCGGCATTGATGTCAAGCAGCAACTTGTCGATTTTCGCATTTGTTTCCACCGCCTCCCTGCTCTTGCCGTTCAGCCGGCTTTCACGGGGATTCCACAGCCCGGGAGTGCAGGAGAGCTTGCAGCTGAACTGCGCCATCGTCCGGTTCACGGTGATGCGTCCCATTATCGGAGCTTTGCCCGACTTGTCCAGTCCGCTCTTTTTGAGGTAGAGCAAAACCTTGAATTTTTCTACTTTCATACGCTTATAACTTTAGATGCAAAATTACCTGTTTTATAAGCGTTCTTCGGTATGCAAAATAATGACAATCAGTGCAATATATCGGCGTTTTAAATTATCCGATCCTCTTCGCGTTACCTCGTTTCCTTTCGGTAACAGACCTGCTAACGGTTTGGTAACTGAACATCTTCAATAATCTCCACTTTCCTGCTTTTTTTATAAGTGGAAGAATATAGAGAAATGGTTAGTTTCCAACGGATTACGTTATCATTTCTTCTCGTTTCCGGTGCTCCGTTTGCCTATCTTATTCCACGTAGCGCGTCATACTTTTGCCACATTTGCTCTGGCCAATGGTGTCTCGATAGAGAGCGTTGCTAAGATGTTAGGGCATACCAATGTCCAGATGACCCGTCATTATGCACGTGTGCTGGATCGTACAGTGATACGTGAGATGTCACAGATAAAGATGGATTTTCATATCTCTATTTAGAATTATCTAGTAGGAGGTTGTGTCAAAACTCTGGCACAACCTCTCTTTAGAATGGAGGAAATACAATAGCCTTCGCTCTTTGAGCTATATGACTACATCGCTGTTAATATGTGTTTTGTTGGAAAACTCTTTTAGTGAGTTCTATAGGTCTGTAAGATGCGAGCACTGGAAAAAATTATAATCAAAGATTGTTGTTTTTTCGAGAGGATGTATGATATTTTTTAGTATATGATGTTTGTGTTTTCTTATTCTATAGTTCTTGTTCTTTCTAGCAGTGAAAAAAGTAAATACTGGCTTTTACTGTAGAATAATGCATAAAAAACTATTTTGATAGGATCCGTAGCTGATGGCTCGCTATTTTTGGATGTCATATATCCTAATCTGATGAAAAATAAACTTTTGCTCTCCTTGCGTATTCAACGCAACAAGTTGATACATACTAGCGAGCAGACACAAATCGGAAACCACTATATCCTCGTCAGTGGCTTGTTGCAGGAATCTTTAATTTCTTCAATTTTTATTTTGTAATATTGGCTGCTTTAACTTAATCCATAAACACAACATAGGTGTATCTTTGAATTTAGTTAAACACACATCAGCATCATTTAACGTTAGAAATCTATTCCAATTGTCAGCTTTTAATAGAGGGATTTCTACTGCTTCATCGAATAAAGTAAAGGTAGCTCCCATATCATTAAACACTCTAACAATCCTATTAGTTATAATCTCTAATTCTTTCGCCAGAATAGGTTGCTTCAAGTCGTTGTTCTTATGGAGTATAATAACCGTCTCATCTTTTGATTTTCTTTCTATCATGCAGTTAAAATATCCGAAGTATTTATAAGAAGTACTCAGATAAGTTAAAAATTGCCCAGATTTTGTTTCGACTCTAGTTATTTGCCTTGTAATATAATCGCTAAGAACTTCATCAAAATATTCACGCGCAGATTTTTTATTGTTATTTATTGCTTCATCAAATTTTTCTATAAACTCATCTATTGAATATACTTTAGTGTTGAAATTGAAAAGTTTGTATAATGTTTTGCTCTTGAGGCGCATACCTTCGTCATCACTAACCATGCAATCGCAGTATGAGCCGAAGAAACTGTGGTAACAGTCGACTTGCATATTTCTAAACTTAACCTTCTTCCGGGTTTCTTTATTAACTCCAAATAGATCAAGAAGTATATATGACATATAATATACCGTTGCAAAATCAGTGTATGATAATCCTGTTTGAGTTAAAGAGGCTTGAATAATATCTAGAAAGGATAATCCTAATGGAGATGAGGCTAACTGCTCGTTAAAAATATTTTCACCTTCCGCTTTAATTGATGTCGGATTATATCTAGCAATAGTATTGTCTCTCATAATTTTGTATGACTCCTTATTCTCATAAAAATAGTGGGAGACGAATTTCATTAATGATGTAAAAGTTGATATGTCCATTTGGAGTTCATCGACTGAAATTGGGGCTCTTTTTTTTAGCCAATCAAAATCTAATTCACCTTTTAAATCCTTAATGCTAATATCAACAATGTTATTGATAACATTCCGCTGTTCTTCTGTTATTTGTGAAAAATCAAAATTTTCAAGCCAAGAGAAATCCTCTATTTTGCCTATAGTTTCGAAAGCATTGCGTGGGGATTGCTTTATAACTTCCTGTTTATGGTTTTCGTATATTAAATGATATCCACTTACTATCGATTGCATATATTCCATTTCAGTATATTTAATATCCGTTTTATCATCTTGCAAATCAAATAAATGAGCATTTGAGTAGAAGAAAATAAACTCATCTTTGTGAGATAATATCTTTTCACGCAAAAGAGAATACTTTTCTTCTTTTGCATTAAATAGATGACTGAAAACTTGTTTATCCAAATATATTGTAACCATAAATTGTAAAATAATAACGATTTGTTTGTTGTTTTTACCTTCTTCAATACTAAACCTTTTCGTTGTATTTCTGGAAGATTTTTTTTAATCTTCTTTGTCTTAGGAAGTTTGAAAGAAGGGTTAAATAGAGTAACAGATTGGCAATCGTTTCTGGGCTTTGTTGTGCATTGCTGTCAATATCACTCTCTTTAGTACAAAATTACGAATAAAAATCAGAAGCACATCACCCCGTCCTGTGTTTTTTACGTGGAGGTCTTTTTGCCATCACCAAATAAATCCGGTTTAAGCGTAATATCAATTCTTAGTGAATTACCGACTATTATTGCTGGAATTTATACTTCAATCCATACTTCTTCCAGTTTGCTATACGGTGTTGTACGTTCGATTCTGAGCAGTTCGGTGGTAACCTTTCATTTTCTGTTTGCCTGTTTCAAGGTACGGAAAATCCTCTCTTTGTTTTCAGCGTCATTGCGCAGGGCGAAGCTGACGGATGAGGTTGCTCTCGTCATGGTAAGCTCCAGGTGCTCTTTCGTGACAAGATCTGTCTGTACCTGTAACACCGCATCCATAATTTTCTGTCGAAACTTAAGGACATTGCCCGGTCACGCATGGGCAGTAATGTCTTATTGCGCACGTCATGGATTTGCGACCCTTACTCCCAGTAGGCGTATTCTCGTTGAGAGTATAAGCCGAGTATTGCGGCATACGAAATTATCACTGCATAGAAGTATGTTATGATAACCATCTGAAAAATAGACCTGGATTTGATAACGTTTGGCAACAGACTTAACCAGTCATCTACTGAAATCTCAGTGGCTATATTACTCATGGAACGAACAATTATAACAATCAGAGAAAACGGCAGAGTGAATATCCCGAAGGGTAATGTATGGATGTCAGAAATGGAGTTGGTGGTGCTGTTCGGAGTGATAGCTCAGGTATTCCAAATTGTCATCAGAGTGATATACAAAAGTGAAACACTCACCCCTATGACAACTCAACAATGTACTGTTATTACTTTTACAAGTTGGAAGATATTCTACAATCATGAAATTATTATTGTCCTTGTGTTTTAGAAGAATACACTATTTCATCCACAAGTTATATTAAAATGGTCATTTACTACATTTTCAGTTTGGGAAGAAGTGATGGGAACAGATTGACTTACTACACAAACATAAGATAACACATCCGTCTGCCTCACCGCTTACCGTTGAAACCTTAAGAGAATTTTATGTGATTCGATTATTGTATTTAAAGATAGGCGTTATAAAATTGGCTCATGGTACATATTAGGGTAAGTATAATACTTATTTTTAGCTTTAACCTCATTCTTACATCAATTTATACCTCACCTAGGCAACCTTATTTAACTGTAACCACCACTATCTATGTATCTGTCATTCATTGGTAAATAGAAAAAATGTTTTTTTCAAATATAATCAAAACTAAAAAATGGCTTATTCTATTCATTGAAAACTGAAAGTGTTTTTTTAGCCATTTCGATTCGCTGATTAAAGAATATACGAGTTTTTTCCCAAGAGTAATATGGGAAACAAGAGGTTGATATAGGAAGCGCTGCTGCTTCTTCATTTAACAGAATCTTAACCCAAATTCTTTGGTCTCTGTCACGATAGAAAAGCCACTGTACATTAGCGGCCATTGGAGATATTTCATAATCCTTCCAATAGACTGAAACGGAATCGGGCCGGCAAACCTGTACATCAGTTTTTTCTATGCCCATCAACGACACAAAAGGTATAACTGTTTCTGCATGAGCAAAACGAAAGTTAGCCTGATAATCGGATTTCCCACTTATCACCTCTTGAGCAGAACGAATGAATTCAGAAAGCAAAGGCCAAGCGATTGCAACCGGTAACATCTTACCGACAGGTGCAGAACTCTTACTCATATATTGTCGCAAATTCTGGGTTTGCCAATAACGATGCCATTCATCAAGTGTAAAAAGGTCTTCCAAATTTAATGGGATGCTTGTATCAGGAAGAATAGCCGCAACAGAAAATAAAGCCATGACAAATTCCTCTGCCTCTTTATCCAGATATTGTTCCGGATTAAGAAGAAACTTCTTCATTATAGGAACTGGAGATATTTTCTTGTGTACAAAAGCTTTGTATATAGGAAGCCAGTCACCTTTCTCTTTATAATTGACATAAGATTTATTCAGATCAAAAAAACGAAGGATATGATTATATTGTTTTCCTTCACTTCGCTGTACCTGTAAAGCTGGATTATGCCTTATCATGCAAGAAAGAAAAGCGTCCATACTATTTATGCTGCGGGGAACATAGGTTGCTATTGCTTCAATCTTGGCAGAATTGCTGAATAGTTGAGGATAGTTCCTTATCATACGTCCGGCAATTCCTTCTTGTTCCGTCTCGCCCAACTTTGACAATTTTCCCCATTGACCGTCAAATAATCTGGATAAACGTCGTATCATAGAGAGTAAAGCCATGCCTTCTGAGGTCAGTCCATTCTCTTGTTGGGCTGATACCAATACCTTCTCCACTTTGTCTAGGGCTTTTCTTGAAGTTGGGAAGCGGGCTCCATGTCTTCCCAGATGATTTATATAAAATGGGGTCATACCATCCCGAAAAGTAATGGACGAGTCTGTCCTATTAGGATAGGGCATGGCCGTCCCTGCATACTTCTGTATCTTAGTTTGTCCCCATATAACAGGAAAAGTGAGAGACATAAAAGTCAAAACAAATAATAATCTTTTCATATTATACCTACTTAATTCATAGGCTATAACGATAAAAATGAGGATTATGTTTGCTCAAAATCAATCTTAAGACATCCAAAATCTTCATGTCCGCAAATAGTTGAACAAACGAATAAAATACGAACCAATAATGATTATCACTATATGAAGTTACTAAAATGATTGAAAATTAGAATATTCTTTTATTAAATAAGTGGTTATCCAGATGATATATTCAGCAGATTCATTTGTTTGTCACTATTTTAAACTTTATATTTGCATAAAGAATTAATATCTATATTAAAGAACTGATTTTAACACAGAATAAATGGACAGCCTTTACTTATAAAAACAAAATGGGCGAAGTATTGAATTATATAGAATTATATAATTTTTATTGAGAAAACATTATGGAGAATACACAAGAATCCACTCAAGTGCCTTCGGCGCAAATTGAGCAGGTATCACAATTTCAAGAATCCTTAACTCCGACCTTGCTGAAGGAGAATGAGTCCGCTTATGAGTCTGTCCGTGATTTACGGGAAGCACTCAAGGCTGAGGATGTTTTGAATATTGCCCTGACCGGTCCTTATGGGTCAGGAAAAAGTTCTGTATTACACACTCTGATGTATTTGAAAGATGAAAAATGGAACTATCTGCCCATATCCTTAGCAACATTGGATGACGACAAACATCAAAAAACAAAGGATGAAGAAACGGAAGACCAACAAGAACTTCTGGATAACCAAACCAGTGAAAAATCTACAGGTAAAGATAACTTCGATGACCGGGATAATGAAAACTATAAAGAAATACTGAACCGAAGAATAGAATACAGCATTCTCCAGCAATTAATTTACCGAGAAACGATTGATACTCTACCCAATTCACGCTTCAAACGGATCACACACATTACCCCAAAACATATATCGAAATTAGCATGTGGTTTTATCGGAACGATTCTTGCATTTGCAATCCTTTTCGAACCTAGTTGGATGAGAATTGACTCGTTTTATCGTGTTTTCAGTCAAGGATTTGTTTTTAACCTAATAGGGGATATTGTGGCTCTGCTATATCTGTTATTTGTCTTATATACAATAGCACAATATGTTATCCGGATATATGGCAGTACCAAACTGAATAAGCTCAACTTTAAAGACGGCGAGATTGAGATTAAAGACGAAAACTCCATTTTCAACCGCCATCTAGACGAGATTCTGTATTTCTTCCAGGCAACTGATTATGACGTAGTGGTCATTGAGGACCTAGATCGCTTTGATACCCCCGATATCTTTCTGAAATTGAGGGAACTCAACTTCTTACTAAACAATTCGGCTGTCGTAGGACGAAAGATAAAATTCATCTATGCAGTGAAAGATGATATGTTCAAGGATTCCTCCCGGACAAAGTTCTTTGATTATATAACCACTGTCATTCCGGTTATCAACCCTTCCAACTCGAAAGACAAACTGAAAGAAGAATTGGAAAAGAGAGGGCATAAGGAGGAGATCAAAGCTGATGATTTGGAAGATATAGCCTTTTTCATAGATGATATGCGCTTGTTGAAGAATATTGCAAACGAGTATCACCAATACCACAAGCGGCTTTTTGTCAACGGTACGGAATTAAGCCACTCAAAACTACTGGCCATGATTGTGTATAAGAACTATTATCCTGATGATTTCTCAGCACTACACAACAGACGTGGAAAGGTTTATCAATGCGTATGTCATGAAACCAAACAGGAACTCACCAAGTTTGCGCTCCAGATATTGAACAAACGGAAGGAGGAGATGGCCAAACGTCGCGAAACAAAGGAAAGGAACCGACACCTGAAGGCAGGTGAATTGCGAATGATTTATGTAAACGGATATGTTACCCATATCAACGGCAATCTAATTTCTATAAAGATTAATGATAACTATTATGAAACGAGTGCTATATGGAAGGATGAGGATTTATTTAATGAGCTCATCCAAAAAGAGAGAATAGAATACAAATATTTTAATTCATATAGTATTTATACATCCCATACAAACATCCGCTTTAGCGAAATAGAGAAAAAGATTGATCCAAAAACATCTTATGCCCAACGGTTAGCCGCTATTACAACAAAAGACAAAGATTTAGCCAGGGAAGAGGAGGAACTGAAAAAGGAAGAATATCGTATCAGCAGTTTTTCTTTGAAGCAACTGTTTATGCAGTTTAAGATGAATGAATGCGAAGCTTTCCAGAAAATCAAATTGGCTCCAATGATGGATCTCTTTATCCGGCGTGGTTATATTGATGAAGACTATTATGACTACATTTCTTATTTCTATCCGAACACGATTTCTCAGAATGACCGTCTTCTGCTTATAGCCATGAAGCTGGACAAAAGTCCCGAATATAATGCCAAGATAGACAAGATACAAAGTTTTGTTGCACAATTACCAACCTATGCTTATCTCAGTGATAGCGTGCTTAATATTAATCTGTTGGATTATTTGGGCAAACATACGAACATCGAACGAGAACGGTTCCTTCTATTCATGGCACGATTGGAACAACCCGTAGCTAAAATGGATTTTCTGGCCCAATATTACAAAGAGGGAAAACAAAATTATAATGTGTTTAATCACTATATCAATTGGAACGTCAATGATAGCTGGACTTCGGTATTGAACTGTGAGTACAGAGACATTCTGATCGAAGCATGGTTAAAGTTTTGTGAGAACAGCCATATAGGTGGGTTTCAAAAAACATGGTTGAAAGATAATTATGATTACTTAGCAAACAGATACGATTGCTTTGACGATAAGAAAATCAACTTTATTGCCAGTGTATGCTGTTATGAGGAATTGACAAATACTTCCAAACCCTTGTTGGAACTTATTATTAAAGGTGACAGCTATACTTTGACGAGACACAACATAAGCTTATTACTGAATCATATCAGCGATAGAGCAGGTGCAAATGAAAACAATATCACCCTAACGCGCATCAAAAGAGTCGGACGGAAAGACGTCATTGAAAGGATACAAGAAAATATGGAAGAATGCATTCAAAATGTCTTCCAGAATATATGCGATGAAGATGAAGAATCCATGCTGGAGATTTTAAATAACAAGGAGGTTAAAATGGAGGTTAAACAGAAATATCTCAAGACCCATATTAATCCTATCAATGATGTATCTAAGGTGAAAGATGACATGAAAGGTTTAGCATTTGGACTGGATTTACTAGTACCTAACTGGGATAATATAACCAATTACTATGTACAAAACGACTGTAATATAGACGATGTCTTATGGGCATATTTAGATAAACATGCGGAAATACTGGGAACAAGAAGATTTGCAGGAAGTGAGCCACATAAGCATTCGCTATTTAATAATATTATGGGTAGTAACCGGATTAGTATTAATTCCTACAAGCAGATATTCTCAGCCTTCCTGTGTAAAATGGATCTGAATGAGGAACTTTTAAATTTGGAAGATGAGCGAATCAGCTATTTAATAGATCAGAATAGCATTGAGTATACGGAGGATAATATCCGATACCTCAGCCGTCATAGTGATATACTCTATGGCAATTTTCTGTTGCATCATAAAAATGAGTTTTTAAAGGACAAAGATAAAATAGCTTATAACAAAGACCTGGCTCTCTGTTTGCTTGGTAGCTACAAGTTATCCGGCAAAGAAAAATCAGTTGTGCTCCAACAACTGAAAGCAACTTCCATAGATGTCAGTCAGAAACTCGCCAATATTATCTGTGAAATATTAACAGATTATGAAACAGAAATAGATTATGACCTGCTGAAAAAGGTTCTTGTCAAGGCATCCGTATTAGAGAAAGCAATAACAGTCATTTATCATACTATCAGACAAAACCAGGATAACCATGATGTGATTGATGAGCTATTGGCATTGTTGCCATTACCCTACAGCAAGATGAAGGAGAACGGAAAACACCCAATTATACCCGACACAGAACTGAACCGAAGCCTTTTATCATTATTAAAGGAGTGTAACTATATATCGTCTTTCTCCAAAGATAAAAACGGATTGAAGGTCAATACGAGAATTATCAAACAGTAGGAACAATTTTATGCCTTATAGAAAAAGACACGTCTTCGAAAGAAACTGAATTATCTAATAATTTGTAAGCTGAAGAAACTTTAGTTCCAAACTGCAGAAACTAAAGTTTCCCGGTGTAAAACAAAATATTTCGATGTAACTCTTTGAAGATAAGACAAATATAGAGAGTGTAAAAGATGCAGGTAACGATTTGGATATGGAAGTTCTGCTTCGGGTTACACTGCTTTGCATAGTTTCAAATAACTCACATACAAAAATAGGCAAAATTTGGAATATAACAAAATATTTTCTTGTTTATTTTTTTGTATTATTCTGATTGTTAAAGCGTTAATGGTAAAATGTGTACCTATTGATGCTTGCTTGTCGTAAAATAGCCGGGAGGCAGTGTCTACGGCTATTCTATAACAAGTAGGCATCAATAAGTTATGCCTTCAATTATTAATATGTTAATAATCAGACGCAGCTATATACTTTATTGTACCAACGATTGTGTATAATGAATGGTTGAACTTTAATATGCCAATCCGCTAAAACGCAGATTGGCATTATTAAACCACATCAATCATAATTTTTGAGTAAACTCAAAAAAACTGACAATACGAGTTTTGTTTAGCATTCTCATTTTCCATCTCATTGATAAAAAAGGATTAAAGATTTGACTTACAATCTTTTTAACTACACACATTTAAAGGTGTTCAGCATTTAAAAGAGACTTATAGTGCGAACAGCTATTGTTTTTTTAGTTAACTTTGCATTTTAACCAACTGATAGAATAACAAATAAAGCATGAATGATAATGTATTAACATCTTATTCCTTTCTAGCTGCTTTGTCAGAAAACGAAACTGACATATATAAAACCGTTTATTTACCTCTATTTAAAAGGGCAATATCTTCGTATGCAGCAAAGAAATCTTCTAAGGAATCAAATTCAATTCAAGGCACAGATATTGATATACAGAGTATTATCCTTGAAGAATATGGTATTGAGGTTCCAATTCTTATTGTAAGAAAATTAATAAAAGCAGTAGGCACTTCTTTATCAAAGAAAGAACGTAATATATTCAAATTTGATACTTTTGAAGACGGAAAAGCCTTTCAATTTACTAATTATAATTACTTTTCTACAGAAGAAATTTATGATAGAGAAAGACGCAATGCTCAAGCTCTACAACAGGCTTTTGAAGACTATCTTAAATCAGAGAATTTATCAGAAAAAAACATTCCAAGTTTTTCACAATTCATAGATAAGAATAAATGTAATCTAAGTTCTTTCTTTTCAGGAAAAAACTGTTTAATACATGATGTAGAAGGTTCTTTTATGGCTCATGTTAATTTTCTACAGCATATAGAAGGAGGTTATCACTATCTTTATCAAACTGCTGAACGAATCTATTTAGGTTCTGTTATAGCTTCTTTTCTAGAAACGGGAGTGGATTTAGAATCCAAAATAGATGATAATATTATCTATTACTTAGATACTCAAATCGTTTTAGAAGCATTAGATTTACAGAAGGCAGAAGACACATTACCAACTCAAGAATTATTAAAGCTTATAAGAGCAACAGGAGGTAAAATTAGATTACTCGACATTACAATCAACGAAATTCATAAAATAATCGAATTAGCAATAAATAATTATAGTAAGAGCCATCCTACTACTACTGTAAATGAAGCGTGTGTACGAATTGGTAAAAACAAGACTTGGTTGATAAGTATTAATGGGAAATTGGAATCTTTCATTAAAGCAGAACTGCAAGTAGATATTGATGGTATTTTGGAAACAAAAATGAATCTATATTCCAGATCAGAGGACGTTAATTTATTAAAACAGACACGAATACATAAAAGTACTGCAATTCATGATGTAGCTGCCTATTTACATGTTCGAGATCGTCGAGAGGGTAATATTAGATTATTTCAAAAAGCTAAATATTGGTTTGTTACAGCTAACAAGAAGTTAGCTGATTTCAATATTTCACGCAAGACAAATGGGTTTGTTAATGAAACTATTATGCCTGAAGAACTAACTAGCCTGCTATTCCTTAAAAACCCTCAAAAATTGGCTAAAAAGGTATCTCAAATAGGACTTAACGAACTTATTGCACAGACTCTCTCTGAAGAATATGCAAGTAAAGAGCTTATAAATGAAATTGATATTGCTATTAAAGAATCTGCAGATTTGAGTGCCGAAGATTATAACATATTATTTTCTTCTATTGCTTTGCAATCAACTAATAAAATCCAGAAATTACTTGAGGAAATCAGCGATAAAAGAAAGTTTAATGAAAGTATCCATAATTTAATTGAAAAGGAAAGAACTAAACAAGCTAAGTCAAAAGAGGAAAAAATACAAAGACAAAAGCAGTTTGAAGAAGTAAATCATGAGAAACTATCTTTAGAGGAAAAGTTGAAAAACCTAGAAGCTAAGCTATCGCAAGGGGAAAAGGAGCGGAAAGAACAGCAAGAACGCATTAGGAAAATAGAAGAACAACAAGCTGAATCATTATTAAAGAGAAAAAAAGCTCAACGTAGTTTTTGGTTAGCATTAGGCGGACTAATCCTCTCAGCAGTTATTTTTCTAGTTGCTTTATATTATCCAACATTATTTTCTGGAATGAAAGATTTTATAAAAGGCATAGCTTCTCTGGGGGGAGTATGGGGATTAATTAGTTTAATAATTAACATATGTAAACTTTTTCACAAATAGTATGCTTGAGTAAATCGTCTACGATATGCGTGTATAAAGTATAAGAGGGCATACCAGTTTCCCTGTATGCCCTGAGGCTGTAAACTAAACTGTGTCAGCAAAGACTAAAATATTAACTTTGCTAACACAGTTTAGGGGCATTCAGAAAATGCCTCTAAAAAGTAAGATGTCGTATAAAACTGATAAACGATAATCTTTCCATATGCCATTTTATTGTAATTTTACTGAATGTCTCCTGTTTAATTTACAATCTCCCAGCCAGTCATTATACAGTGACCAAAGTATATAGCTACGCTAATAAATTTGTTTACCAAGACAGCCGGAAGCAACCTCCAGCCATTCTTGAAAGAATAGGCATCCAAAGCTCATGCCTGCCAGTATTCATTCCTAACCTCCTCTCCTTACATTACATGGAAAAATGAAAATCCATCTTTATCTGTGACATCTCACGTATCACTGTACGGTCCAGCACACGCGCATAATGACGGGTCATCTGAACATTGGTATGCCCCAGCATCTTAGCAACGCTCTCTATCGAAACACCATTGGCCAGGGCAAAAGTGGCAAAAGTATGACGCGCCAGGTGGGTGGTCAATGTTTTTTTTATGCCACAAATATCAGCCAGCTCCTTGAGATAGGCGTTCATTTTTTGATTACAAAGCACCGGAAAAAGCACACCATGTTTCCTGCAATATTCATTGGTGGAATACTTCTCCAATATTTTTAACGGAACTTCCATCAATGGGATGTTACACATGATTTTGGTCTTCTGCCTTCCCTTGCGTATCCATCTGACACCGTTCGAGTCCTCCACGATATGCTCCTTTCCCAATCCGTGAATATCCGAGAAGGCCAGACCGGTGAAGCAACAGAACACAAAAATGTCCCGTACCTGACCTAGCCGCGGAATATCAATCTCCTTTGAAATCAGTTTTCGGATTTCCGAATCTTCCAAGAAGTCCGGCTCCACCTTATCCAACGAGAACCTGATTTCCAAAAACGGATCATTCTTCATCCATCCCTTGGCCAAAGCGATACGGATAATCTTCTTGAAGTTCTTCAGATACTTGGTGGCTGTATTATGACAACACTTTTTCGAGGTCTTAAGCCAGAACTCGTAATCCTCAACAAACTGGCGGGAAACTTCATCCAAAAGAATATCTTTCTTATGATATGTCTCCCAGACAAAATCCTGAGTATGCTTCAAGGATGTCTCATAACGCTGCACGGTTGCAGGCGCCATGTCCGTACCGGACAATCGGGCGCATTTATCATTATGTTCACGGAAAACCTCAAACAGGGTACGCTGTACGGGAGCATCCTTTCCCCAAAAACGGTCCAGGACACTGCCGGCAGAAACCGCTACACC